TCGATGAAGTTTCTGTTTTCATCGTAGTGCCAGAGGCATTCACCATCGCCATTGGTACCGAGGGCCCAGAAACCGCTCTCGCCTGTCGCAACACTTTTGGGGAATTCCTGAACCCAGACGCCGACAAGGGACGCCGCATCATCAGGCATCTGGATTCCATGATCGAGCACGAAGTCTTCATCGAAGAATCCGACCGTGAGGGGAGCCGTCTGCAGTGCGATGGCATGGCCGGTTTCGTTGACGACGATGGAGTGTTTCACATTAGCAAAATTGCTGTTTGCAAATTCGCCGTACACCCCTCGAAGCATCAACAGGTCCGTCGGGTCGTCCCCTTCATCATTAATCCCCGTTATCGTGAGGCTCGCCTCATCGGGTGTTCCGATGCGAACTGCGTGGATACGGGTAGATCCAGCATCAAAGGCTTCCTCGATTGCTTTGAGCAAGGGGCCACTGATGAAGATGGTCCTTGCCATGTTCTTGGCGTCTGGTCCTGCGAGCGTGTAGACTCTGAATGGCGTCCCACCAGTTGCCGCACCGAGTTTTGCTTCGACGTTGGCGAGTGAGGAGGGGACAAGGCCGAGATGCCCGTCTTCATATTCGGAATAGGAATCAGGGATGATGTGAGTCGTTACCATGACTAAACCTCACTTGCTGGGCGGGCCAACCATTCTTTGTGCTTCAGCACAAACTCATCCTTGGTCAACCGTGTTTTTGCGGTCCACCGGTATGCTACCTTCAAGGCAGCAAACACGAGGCGGGAAACGCCGGTGGCAGAAGCCAGATCGCCAACGGGCACCTTGCGGATTTTCGTCGATTTTGCAGCTCGATTGAACGGGCCTTTTGATCCTGGCTTCGACGCTCGGTTGGCTGCTGTTTTCGGCTCGGCCTTTGCCATCTTCGAATCGACAACAGCGGCGACGACTGGTTCCTTTTTGGGTTGCTCTGCCGCCTTTGGCTCCGCCTTAACCTGAGATTCTGGGACGGCCCCTGATTCGTTCTTGTCCTTCGTTTTTCTCTTGTCAGACATGATCTATCCTCCACTGTCCAGATGTATCCGTTCTATCACATTCTCAACTGGTTTAGCCAGAGCTAAAGTGCGCGATATCTTGACGGTCAAGGCTCCCTGGAAAAGGAACGGCTCGCTCGAAACGTCAGGCGATAAAGACTGCCGTCCTTCCACGCTGATATGGTCGATGGGGAAAGTCGTGTTCGGAGTCGTCGCTGTGTCCACCATATCTAATGCTACCCACAACATCCCGGCTTCTGTGACGTCGAGGCCGAGCTGCTCAATCATGGATTCGACGCGCTCTTGTCCACTGCCGTTCGGACCCGAAGGAATCTTGATTGTCAACCGAAACGTAGTGTCATCCCTGAGCATTTTTCCAAATAAGGAAACGTGCCCGGTATCTTCGGCTCTGGCTTCGAAGTCTCTGCGTCCGCATCCGAACTTAGAAGTCGAATGGGCTAACTCCGTGACACTGCATGCCGGAAATTTGTGTGCTACGTTTGCGAGGTCGTCGGCGTACACATGGAGCCCCGATACTTTCGAAGCGACCCATAATCCGAACGCCCTCTTGAGTGATCCGCTCATCTGGCAGACCTTTCATATTCGGAGATTGCTCGGGTCATCGCTTTCTCGAATATCTCTTTTGCTCGCCTCTTGCCCTCGATGAAAGCTGGTTCCAGGAACGGCTGTGCGGCCATGTGCTTCGTTCCATATTCGACGAAAGGAGCATATTGGACGTTAGTCCCAACGTATCCAGCCGCCCAAGATTCGACTACTGGAGTGATTGAAGATCGCAGATTTCCGGTGTCCACAGGGCAACGCCGTTTTGCTTCTGCTTCGATGATCAACACGAGGTCAGTAACGGCTTTTCCGATTTCCTTTGTGACGATTTCGGGAAACCGTTTCATCGCCTTCTTTATGCCGGCCAGGGCTCTGAAGTCGACATCGATGGTCACTAGTTGTCCCTTTCTAACCATCCCGTCTTTCCCTCACAAGATGCAGTTCCAAGTGCGTCGTGGTCCCGAAAAAATTAGCAGGATTGACTTCAGAGATTCGATAACGAACTCCTGCGACTGTCAAAAAATCCTGCTCAAGAACTCCAGAATCGGGAAGCACGAACGCCGAAGCGTCGGCTCCGATCTCTGTGAGATCTTTCTCTGCCAGCCGGCGCATCTCAACTGCGATGCTTCCAACTGACGTTTCTGAATTCTCGGTTGGTCCGTAAAACGATTCAGCACCAATCGAGTTCGGCCGGCTCAGTGCTCCAGTGATTCCCGATTGCTCGATCAACCACTTAACATCCCTCTGAGCCTGCGCCGTGTATCCATTCCTCAAAGCACTTCCTCAATAATCGGTTCATCTTCTGCCAGTTTCCAGAGCGACAGAGGTGCACACTTTACCCGCACCTTGCCCGTCTCCTCATCCTGCATCCCGACACACCGGAATTCGACCATGTTTCCTTCGGAGCTACACCCAGCGAACAGGCCGCCTCCGTAAGCCACGTTCTTGTTCCAATCCACCGTGAACGCGGGGGCGATCGTGACGGTCGTACATCCTCCGAGATAGTCGGATGCTGTACTCATTACGGCGGCTTGTGAATCGACAATGAACTGTCTGTTTACAGTTCCGCACCCGGTGGAGACCAGGACGAAAGCCAGAGCCAAGAGAATGCTCGTCGGTCCCTTGACTTTGCTCTTGCCGAGTATGTCTTTGACGAGGTTCCCTTTGGTTCCACCGGCCATTGCCCCGAGTGCCAACAACCCGGCAGAGTTCCCCTTCACCGCCAGGATGATCCCGGCTACTATGGTTGCGATCTGAACGACAGTCGAAAGAATATCCATCGTCGTGTGTCTGAACGGATCCAGCTTCGTTTCCTTCTCCATGACTCATTCCTCCAATTGTGAACCCCGGGAATATCTTACGGGGTAAATCGTTGTCGTCAGCACTGACTCATCAGCTGCCGGGTTTATCCGTCGAACCCTGTTGGCATATTCCGAGGCCAAGTCCTTTTCCAGTGCCGCCCAGTTTGCCGCCTCTTTGCTTCGATCCATCTTCTTGTCCCCAGATGAGAAATTGACTCGGCTCGATGATCGAGCCCGAAGAAAACGACAGACCATGATCTTTGTCTTTGTCAACCAAATCTCGCGTCGTGGTCCAGACATCTCAGGCGTCACTTCCCCGGAATCGTCGAGTTCGAATTCTTCGTCCAGGTCTGCGACGATGAGAGGGAATGATCGTTCTGCTGCTCGCTCGACGTACTCCTCTGAGACTAGCGCGGAGCCATCCTCATCGGTGAAGTCTGTCAGGATGTCGGCAACCAGTTCTTCCAACATCAGTTTTCGACCCTGGCTTTAGCAGCTCTGTACTTACGAAGAACACTATAGACCTCTCCCTTTGTGAGGCCGAGTTTTTCTCCGATCTTCTTTTGCGTGTTGCCCTCTGCCTCGAGTGCAACGACCTGGGCAGTCAGGTCGTCTTCTGGGCTCGTTGGTTTCTCCTTGACCTTCTGCTCTCCACTCTTGGCCTTCTGTGCACTGACGGCCAACGTCGGCCCTTTGTCAGGCAAAGCAGACTCGATCCGAATCTCCCTCTTTCTTGGAGAAGCACCAACTGAGATGAGACCGCTTCGTTCTGCTGATTTGATCTCATCGGTGAGTGCATGAACCTGTGCACTGCCGATTGGAGGCAGAACCAACGACCGACCGTTGTTGCCGGACTTCGGAATCACCAGAATCGATTTGAGTTTGCTTTTGATGGTGAGCATTTGACTCCCGTTACATTTCAGGGGATGAGGCAGAACGCCCCATCCCCCTCTGTCAGATTCGAACAGCCGTCAGGCTTACGCGAACACGAGATCCTTCGACTGGCCGCAATCGAGCATGCCGGATCCCTGGGTTGCCCCAGCGACGACGGTGCAGGTTTCGGTGGCGGCGTCTGTGACCTCCAAGTCGAACGTGCCGGTGGCCTCGTCCAACTGGATGATCATGTCCGCTGTCCCGTCTCCATCGAGCACGGTCCCCGCACCGGCAGCGACCAGATCCATCGTGGCTCCAGTGGTGCAGGTCAGACGGAGAATCTCGGCCTTCGCCAAGTTCACGCCGTTCGCATTTTCGAGCTGCAGGGTAACCTCGATCGTGTCGGCATCCTCGGCTCCCTCGGTGCCCCAGGTGACGATGCCAAACACGTCGGCAAAGTCGGATCCCAATTCATCAAGCGCTACTGCTTTGACGGGTTTTACTGCGTCCCCAATACCCATGTGAATTCTCCTCAGTTACACGAAGGTAACTTGTCCTGCAGCCCGACAATCGAGCAACGGGCTCAACTGGGTCGGACCAACCGCCAACGAAATAGCGACAGCCTCTGAACACGTAACAACCAATTCGAGGATGCCAGATGCATCAGTTTGTGCGATGAGGTCGGCGCTGCCGTCTCCGGCCAAAGCCGTCCCCGAAACCCCGACTGCCATCGACGCTTGATCGTCGCAGGTCACGCGCAAGACGTGAGCTGCTTCGACGGGGTCGTCAGCAAGGTCAAGGAGCTGGACCTCGATGGTCCTGGTGGTCGGATCCGTTTCGACGGCGGTCCCCCAGCTAACAACAACAAACCTGTCGGCCAGTCCGGAGGCCATCCTGTCAGCCGGGATCGTCCCCGGCTTGATTGCTTTTCCGTCAAATCTCATGCTTCCCACCTCCCGACGAAGACCAGAACGTCGTTTTCTTCGAGAACGATATCCGAGTCCAGCCATTCGAATGTGTTGGCCTCTGCGTCGACGGACCAGTCGGTTCCGAAGACCTGCAGGAGACCACCGACGAACAGACTCACGTCGTCGGGCCCCGGCCAGGTGAACGGCAGATCGAATTCGACGTCGGCATCAGCCGCCACCGTCACAACCGCCGTCGCCGCCTGAGAGACGACCGTGATTTGGCCTGCCTGGATAGCGGCAGACAGAGGCTCCGTGATGCTGGTCACGGTCTTCGATTCCCCGATGTCGAACACGAGTCCGGCACCGGGAATGTCGAGAACCGTGCCCACTGCGTTAGTTACGACTATGGACATGAGAGCCTCCTACGCGGTGATGGTGACCTTGGCCAGAAGATCCGGTCGGGTGATTCCCTGGGCCGCTTCCATCCACGCCAACCAGCCGGTCTTGAACCGCTTGGTTTCGCTGATGTTGTCGGTGGTCAACTTCTGCCTGATCGCATACTTCCCGACCTCTTCTTCAGCGACCAGGATGACCTCGGTCAACCCCATGGCTGCGGAGGCGATGATCTCGGCTCCGTTGTAGGTCTTGAAGATGCCCTTGAGCAGGAGTTCACGCTTGGTCACCGGGTCCAACCCGAAGGTGCGCATGTCAGCCAGTCTCGCTCCTCGAAGCAAGATATACTTGACGCGCAATTCCTGGTCCTCGATGAAGGCCATCGCTTCGCTCAAGGCCTCTTCGGTCAGTGAACCACCGGAGACGGTAACGGTCTGGTCAGCGGGCACAGCGGCGGACAGAACGGTAATCGTTCGTCGGTCGATGGCTTTGCGTATTTCCGTCGCGGCTGCCTTCTGGATGTCCAGCATGGACCCAACATTCCCGTGTTTGAGCACGGAGATGTCCACGACGGGCATCGAGGCGATCCGGTTGATCGGAAACTCGACTTCGTCTTCCTCGATCCCGGACTCGACTGCGTCGCCGTCCTTGGATACCCAGTAGGCAGCGACTTCTGCCTTTTTCTGGTACTTGGCCGGCTCACCGGCGGGCAGGTTGTGTTGGGTCAGAAGGAGCGAGGTGATCTCACGACGCTTGATCTCCTGGTCGATTGGGGGAGCAATGGCCGCGGCCAATGCTCGCAGGCCTTCGGGCGACTCCGACGCGCGCTGCATCAGGTTGGCCATTGTCTGCATGAATTCGTCGCTATGGACGTTCAGTTTCGGATCCATTGTCGTTCCTCCTTATACCAACAGCTTGAAGCGGAGAGTTCCGGAAACGACGGAGATGGCCTGTGCTACAGCCTCTTCGTCAACCCCGATCGCCCGCAAGAGACCAGTCGAAGCATCACAGGCCAGAAAGCCTTGTGCTGCAATCTCGCCGGTGTACTGGTCGGTATCATAGATCCCGCCCATGCAGTGCACCGCACAGAGTTCCCCTTCGCTCGCGTCTGCGGCGAGGATTCCAAACGACCGAACTGCCGGGTCGTCGTTGATTGAGAAAACGTCATTGTTCGAGAGCACCACGAGCTGCCCTTCGACTGCGTCTTCCGAGATTTTGCCCAGACCATAACGGAAGCCGGGGGCCTTTGTTTCTACCTTCGCCATGAGATGTCCTCCTTAGCCGTCGTTGTTGACGCTGTCGTTGTAAGCTGCCATGAAACCAGCGGAGAGCTCTTCAGTCAGGGACATGCCCTTTCTGTCCGGCGTCGCAACGGGGTGCGCTCCTGCATCTGCCTTCAAGTCGGCCTTTGCCTTCTTGTTCTTCGCTTCTTCAGCCGCGACCTTCTCGGCTTCTTCTTCCTCTGGCGTCTTCTTCTTCTTCTTGCCAGCGGCGAAACTCTGAACCGTCGCTTCGGTGGCGGCGAACGCCTCGTCGGTCATCTTCTGCAATCGATCCAACTCGGTTTCCTTCGCAGCTTCGGAGTCGAACTCACGCCCGGCATCTTCCCAATGGACGAGGAGCGTCTGGGCTTTTGCCTTGCGCGCAGCCGCCTTCCTGGAGGCTTCGGCTTCGTCGAGTTTCTTCTGCATGCTCTCGACCTCACCCATCAGCCGCGAGTTCTCACCCTGCAGCTTCTTGATGAGCGCCAGCTTTTCGGCGTCAGACAAAGTCGTAGGATCGACTTCCTCAGCCGCGATCTTCTTGTTCTTGGGGTCCATCGCTTCTTCTCCTCTTCTGTTCGTGTGATGATTGGCCACTTCCCGGATCTTAGCCTTTTCGTCGGCGCCTTCCCGGTCCAGAAGCCCCATGCCGGTAAACGTAATGCCACGCAAAATCTCGAACACCAGTTTTCCCTGGTACTCTCGACCCTTGTAATTCTTCAGATGTGAACAGTAATCCGCTTTGCTCCGGATCTTCTTTCCACAAACAGAACATTCACCTTCTTGATAATGGCACTCCATCGAAACGTGCCCGATGATCTCTCGCTTCATCAGCTTGTAAGCGAGCCTGGCCGGCTCTGACTCGTCGGTGAACAGTTCACCGACGCACTCGACGCGGGACAGTTCACCGGCAGACACGAATTTGGATTCCACGATCCCGCCGACAATGTCCCGGAATTCCTGGGAGTGAGAAAGATCGATCTTCTTCCCGATCGCTGATTTAGCTGCTTTGGAGAGTTCATCAGCAGTGAAGTGATCTCCGTTGGTATTCGTGCCGACATGGGTAAGGATGAACCTGAAACGCTTGTCAGTGTCTTGAGACGCCGACGCAGATAGCGATTGAGTATCAATTCGACCCGCCATGCTGGTGTGGATATTCTGCTCTGGACGGCTCGCTGCTTCTGTGCTCTGGCTCGTTGTTGCGGTCGCCATGAGAACCGAGTTCTTGATTGACGCGTAAATCCTCCAGTGTTCATCGAGCCATTCCTGGGCCTTCCCGAGCGGCCATTTTGACTTCTGGAAAATCACTGACTGGACATGCTCTTCTTCTGGATCCTCTTCATCACGGAGAAAGATATCCTTCAACTTCCCCATTCTGATTGCGATTCCCTCGGCTCCACTAAGCTGTTTCGTCTGGAGGCTCTCGACGACGAATTGGTCCGCTGCCATAACAACGTAAACGTAATCCCGAGTCCCGTCGTCCCAAATGCCAGCGGCAGAGTTCAGCCGTCCTTCATCCAGTGTAGCAGTCGAAGAAGCCTGCATCGGGTCTTCCCCGATGAAAATCAGTTCTTCGGCGTATTTCCCTCCGGACTCAGGATCTCCACGAACGATTCCATACTGGACCTTGATCCGTTTGACGGAGCTGGTCTTGAATCGCTCTTTGAACATCGCCTTGATGTCTTTTTCAGTTGGGTATGCTTTGTCTCTATACGACAGCAACAATTGCTTGCCTGAAGAGCTGGACACGATGTCTGCAATCAGCGCCGTGATGCTTTCACGATTATACTTGGTTTTTGACTTGTAGTCTCTGCGATTGTTTGCCTGGAGTTCTTTTCCCTTCCACATGGTCATAAGACCCTCGACGAAGTGCATCTTCGTCTCGTAGTCGTTACTTCCAAACTCGGTGATATAGGGAGGGTCAGCATAAACCAGATCGCAGTTGGAACTCTTGATGGCCTGCACCGCGTCGACTTGCGTTACCTTGCACGCTGTCCCGTTGCAGAACACAAGGCGATTTGCTCGGGCGATGTAACTCCTGAATGCTCTGTGAAACTCTGCAATCGGGATGTTTGTGAGGGAAGTTTCTTGTCCCTCGGATATCTTGACAGGCCCTGTGAGCCCCTTCTTGCTCCTGGAAAATTCTCCGTAGTGAGCCTTCTGCTTCACGGTCCATCCGAAAGCAGCGAGTGCCAGATCTTTCTTGTATCCCTGTAGCTTCTGGATGTTTGCCCAGGTGACATCTATGAACTGGAGGATCGGCTTCGTGAAATAGTATCCGTAAAAGTGCTTCTCACAGAAATCACCGGCGGATGGGTTGGCAGCGAAAAGGCTCTCGATGTCCTCTTCGGAAAGAGTCTCTTTCGAGTTCTCAATCAGGCCCCTTGCGATTGCATAGGGGAAGTCCAACTTGTCGTTCGAGACGACCCGGAGCCCCTTTCGCTTATAGAAGTATCCTACGTTCGCTCCGCCTGAGAAAGCGTCCAGGACACTCTTTGCGTCCCGGGGCGTTTGCTTCCACAAGAAGTCCAGGATGAAATACTTGGATCCCATGAACGATGAAACGCGGACTGCGTCTTTGTCCTTCTGCGCGGCCATGGCCTCGAGCAGATCCAAGTCACAACCGGCTGTCAGAGACATGAAGAAGCCGCTTGCCTCTGGGTCAGCGTTGTCCATGTCTGCCTCTGCAGTTTGCTCGGCAAATGTCTTCCGGTGCTCGTCGAGCCACTTCTTTGCCTCGTCCAGTTCCCAAGACTCCTTGGTGAACCGGAGTGACTGGACAATCATCAACTCTTCGTTGCCACCCTCTGGAACGAATTCAGGCTTGAATTTTCCGAGCACCATGGAGAGTCCTTCCACGCCGTCGAGCTGCTTCGTGCGGAACGAATCTGACACGAAATTGTCGGGAGGGAGGATGCGGTAACGGTACTCTTTATCCGCGTCGTCCCAACCTGGAGCGGCGGCACGCAACGATTTGTCCACAGCGGAAATGTAGTTCGTGATGTACTTCTTTCGTTCGGCAGCAGCCGAAGCCTCTAAGGCATCGTCACCCATGAACGCAAAGAACTCAGCGTCACTCTCTAGAAGAAATCGGATCCGGTCTGCGTCAGTCTGCAAAAGCCTCTCCATGTCGATTCGATTTAAATCGATCATCCAGCTATGTCCACACAAGCCTATCGACGTCGAAATGTGATGTCAAGAGCAAATAACGCAGTGATTCTTTCGTGGCCAACAGGCGAACCGTGTCTGCTTGCGCCGCTTGTCGATTATGTGATTACAGCGAAAACCGTACACCGGCAGGCGGGGTGACGTGGGGGCCCGTCCAACTTATCGACCTCGAATACGACCCCGTCAAGCGGCCGACAAATCGGGCATGTCCGTTCGTCGTCGGCAGTGAGCCACTTCACCTTCTTGACCCCGACCTGCCGGTAGAAGACCTTGCGGCCCTCGTTGTGTGCCCGGAGGGTCTCGGTGCGGGCGATGAGGGTGGTTCGCTGCTGCGCGGTCTTGAACACGGTCTTGCCGGCTCGTTTGAACGCTTCTTTGTCCTTCACAACCCGGCCGATGCCCTTTGAGATTTCAGGGATGCTCTTCCCGGTCAGGATACCCTGGGCCACTGTTTTCTTGATGCCAGAAGCCAACTCGCTCGTCACATCTCCCAAGAGTTGAAGTTGGTAGTTTGCCAGAAAGTCGACGGCAGAACGATCGATTGTCGCAAACGTCCTCGTCACCAAAGAGTTGATTTGGGGTTTGGACAGGTCAGCGAAATCCGGATTCTCCATCGCCTGCAACTGGGCAATGCCATCTTCGATGCCGAGCTTCATGGCACCCTCGACGTTGGCCTTGATGCCGATCTTGCCCTTTGCCTTCAACTCAGCGGCGATGCCATCGATCTCCTTCTCGAGGTCTTTCAGAATCGACAGCCGCATGGTCTGCCAGTCTTTGATGACTGATTTCTGCTCGAGCCTGGAAATCTGCTTTGCCACGTCGTCGGCAGCGCCGTCCAGGATACCTACCATCTCCTGGACGCGATCATCTGCGTACCGGTCCCGGCGCTTTGTCGCCTCCGCAACCGCCCTCTTGATTCGGATTTCCTGGGCTGTGTCGGCCATGCAGCTAGACCTCCAAGACGAGAGGCAGGTCCGGGGCTCCGGCAAGGGGACCCCACTCGATCTCACCAGACTCAGGAACGGGAGCCATCCCGTAAATCGTCCAGGGCCCCTTTTCTCCTGGTTTCACTCTGCGCCAAGTCCATGGTCGACCGAGCGTTCGTTTGCTCCCGTCTGCTGCGAGCCGGTACAAACCAGGAACTGCCGGGAGGCCGGTGCGCGGGTCGATGCACCCCATGTTCTCATCTAAGCGCAACACGAGAATGACGTGCCCGCTCCGTTTCTGAATGAAGTTCCACTGAGCAGGATTCTCCAACTCCGCGATGTCTGCCAGCTCTGCAACGACGTCAGTCGAGGCGATGTACTCCATCAGGCCTCGGCAGAGGGAACCAGCGATGACTTCGCCGTCGATACTGCAGCGAGGGAGCATCCGATGCGGCATCGTCCTGGTCGCTCCGCGTCCTGTCCTCCACGTCGGGAAGATTCCCTTCTCTGGAAACATCGCCCGCATCCACCAGGAAGTGAGGAGCCAGGCGGCATGTCCGCAGGTGCCTCCATGCTCTCCAGATCCGTCACTCGCAAATGGGACGATGAAAGCTCGTTCTTGTCCAGCCTCCATTCGCTGCCATGCTCCGATTCTGCTGCCTCTGTATCCAGGGATCATCCGTCGAGACGTCGCGCTGTATAGTGTCTCCAGGCCTTTCGACAACCTCGACGCTCTGGGCGACGGGTCGGAGCAGAACACGACTGATGGTTCCCGCTCCAGTCGCGGCCAAGTCTTTCCTCGGTTTACGAGCACCTTTCCGTCAATCGAAAGGCCTCGATCTTCTTGGTATGCCCGCACACTCCGATCAAGCTCGGCCTCGAATTCGAGTCCGTCATCAACGACGTATCCAACGCGCTGCATCATCTGCCTGAGTTCCTGAACTTCTAGAGCCTCGACTCCCTTTTGCAAAAGCATCATTTCCCTCCGTTCAAGTTGGGCGAAGTGGCAGGAATCGAACCTGCAAGGAGAGTCTTGGGGCTGTCGCTACCGTACACCCTCCACCAATCGCCCAGGGAGCAACCCTCGGCTTCACTCCGCTTCTAATTGACGTCACGTCAGCTATCGGCCTTTGCCTCCGCCGCTGCCGCCGCCTTTCCCTCCACCCGGACCACCACTCGGGCAAGGACCGGATTTCTTGCCGCCGCGCCCTCCTCCTGGCTGTCCCTTACCACCGCCACTCCCATCTTTCACCCCGCCGCTCGGCCGTCCCTTCGTTGCCATTGTTCACCCTCCTGGATTGGTCATTTCGTTTCGAGCATACAACTTCTCGATATCTCGTTGTGCAGCGTCTGCCTTGGCCTTCCCTGAGTCACCATCGAGGCCGAGCCGCTCCCTTGCCTCGTCCACTGTCAACACCTCAAGCGCCACCAACTTTGCGATGTCCTCGACGGACCAGTTCGTGTCGACGACGATCTCTTCGTCTCCCTTTTCACGAGACTCGACGGATGAAGAGAGCCCCATCTTTCGCTGGAGTGTGTTCTTGGAGATCAACCCACGGTCGTACAACTCGAGGAGCAGCTTCTTCTGCTCAACTTCTGCCGTCAGATCCAGATCGGAGAACTCGTAGTTTAGCTTTTCGTTTTTGAACCCTTTTCTGGTCATCCACTCGTCAAAAAACCAGTCGAGGATAATCCGGACCGCCTGTTTGATTTCCTTGAGCTGGACGATCATCTTCTGCATCGAGACTGACGCAGTTGCAAAGTTGGGCCCGTCCCCGGTGACGATCGATCTTGCCATCCCCAGGGCGACGAGAATGTCCTCCTTGACCTCCTTCATCCGGATGTGAGTATCCAATGCTGCCCCGTCTGCCCCGTAGGTTTCTGCCTTCACATAGAACGGCACCACAAGCCCAGACTTCAGATCGGCGTTCTCAATCTCATCACGAATCCTGTTGATGGTCGCTTGATCAGGCTGAATGATCCGATTGCCATAGGCGCCGCCGACCTGGATGAAACGAAGGGGAGTCGTCCATCGCTTGGCGATGGCTCGCTCTGCCTTCCTGTAATCACGCAACAATTCGATTGCCTCGAATGCTGGCAGAACCATCGAGATTCCACGAGACTCGAATTCTGGGGCGTTCCACTTGATGTGGATCATTTGATCCAGAGCCAAAGACACCTCTTCCCCAAAAGATCCATCCGGATTTTCCGGACGCTGGATCGCTCTGACCAAAGTATCGCCTTCATACTCCAGCGTCACGCTCACTGGGTTGACGCAGATAACTCGACGCAGATCGGCTCCTTCATCCCGGATGAAATACCCGATGGCGTCTCCCTTGACCAGGAGCTGAAGAACCATGTCCTTGATAAATCGATTCAGGTTCAGCCGGTCGAATGCTTCTCGCGCCTCGTCCCTGACGTGCTCTGATTCACAATTGACACCGATCTCGTCTCCAACAGCGAATGTCCTCCACGCGTTGATGGCGTTCGAGACCAGCGGCTCCTCCTGGAAATACTCGACCGCCTTCCTTGCCCGACCGTCCCAATCTGCAGGGATGGCCTCGGTCACGTTCACGTCTCCGAAGTAACTCCCTGACATGGATGCACAACTGGCAAGCGGCATCGGATCTGGGGTGGAGCTTGCCTCCGGGACACCTGCATTTGATTTCTTCGAGTTTTTCTTCATCGGCTTGCGTTTTTGCGTCGCCATGATCTGCCCCCTGCTATGGTAACGGCCGACTCAGCCGCGCCGGGAAAACATCCGGCGTTGTTTCTGTGCGATCATATCTCGGATCGATTTCCTGCGCTCGGCGGATCATAGCACACCTGAGAGCGTCGACGACGTGATCGTTGCCTTTGGAGTATACAACGCCCCTCTCACTCAGCACATAAGTTTGAGTACAGAGTTGATCCTCGACCTGAGAGTCCTGCTTCGGCAGTTCCAGAACACGACCGTTCAGAGCCTCGTTGATGAGTGCGGTCATGTGCTCCTTGATTCTGACCTTCACCGCCCGCCCGCGTTCGTCCTCTCCAACCTCGATCGTGCCGCCAAAATCGTAACCGACCAATCTGCCCGACAGATTCAGGTTCCGATATTTGTCGAGGCCGAGCAGCTCTTGAACGACGCTCATCCCGTTCCCGCCTCTGTCCACTCCGATTCCGTGGGGAACGTAAAGGCGATCAACGAGAGCGATGACTTCGGTTATCACTGGGTAGGCAATATGCTCGGCGTGGATCCTGAGAATCAAACGGAGGCGCTTGGTTTCCTGGTCTTCCTCAAGCAACAATAGCTCGGTCGGATCCGAGGTGTATCCGAGGTCACCGCCGAGCCAATAGATCCCTTGTCCACCGGACAGATTGAGAAGAATCTCGAGGCGCTCCCGGATGGCCTGCTCGTCTTTGCAAGTGTCCAGGTCGGATCCTCTGATTGTAATCTTTCTGTAACCCTGGACATGGGACAACGAGCGCATTACCTGAACCGTGCTGAAGGCTCCGTAGGTCGGCTTCCCGTGCTCACCTGCAACTTCGTGTTGCCATCCGGGGGTATCGTTGCCTCCGTAGAATTCGAGCAGGTCGGCCTTCCTTTCTTCTGTCCAATCGGGAGATACCCAAGAGGGCCATCGGAACTGCCGCCATTCCTTGCTCTGCGTAATCCTGTAATATGTCGTGTCACGCAATCCGTTCGGCGTCGAATAAACGCGGAACTGCCCGCCTGCGTTCAGGCACTGCCTGAGAGCATTCCAAGCTGGCTCTGGCAACCAAGCCGCCTCGTCGACGACCAGGAAGTCCACATGCAACGAACGGAAAGAACCACCGGCGGAACCAGCTGGTCGGAAATACAGCCTCACTCCGTTGGTGAACTCCATCTCGAAGTATGGTTTGCGTTTGATCTTCGGTTGTCCCTGGGAGTTGCGGGCGACACTTTCGCGCAAGATGTCGTTGGCTCCGATCTGGTATTCAATCTCATCGATGATCGTGTCCAACTGTCCCTGGAATGGAGCGGCGATCAAGACTGACTTGCCTGTGTTCCGCAAGGCGAACCAGAGGATCATCGTACTCAGGTCCACCGTCTTTCCGACCGCTCTGCCATCCATGTGGACGATTCGATCTGCCGAGCATTCGAGATCCTCTCGTTGATATTCTCTGTAGCGCCGCGGTTGCCCGTCACGATTCACAAGCATGGTTTCTCCCCAGTCTGCGGGGTTCCCGAGCAGCTCGTAAAGAGCGCGCTCGCTCGGTGACAGGCTGCTTAGAAGATCATCCATCTCTGACTTCTGAGCCATCAGCGATTCACCTCGACGCGGCCGGCTCGAGTGCGGTGATCGTCAATGATTCGACGAACCAACTCGGCGACTGTCAGACCAAGCCGCTCTGCCTCTTCTCGCAGGAAGATCATTTGCGGCCGGGTGAACTGGATCATTTGTCTGGGCATTCTCGACATGCCCAGAGGATACCCATGTGCTCGCTTGCCTGTCAACCCCCTTTGTAGGTCCAGAGTTTTCGGAGCCTCCAGAAACTTTCTTTGCCAACGGCAAAGAAAGTCCTTGCGTCCCCCTGGGAGAACGGTAATGTCGAGTCATGGAAAAGAAGACAAACACAACGGAGAAGAACATGAAAATGACCACCAAACTGACCACACCGAAAGACACACGGGCAATGATTTCTGCACTTACGGACATGGGGGCTCCCATGGTCGGCACGATGGCCCAGGGGAAAGTTGAGCTGAAGAGCCCCAAGGGCAAGACCATCTTCGTAGCTTTGCAAGGGCGAGGCCACTGGGTCGTCCGACACGCTGAGAAGCTTTTCGGATAATAAACCAACGCCCCGCCCGGGGCATCGTACCGGGCAAGGAGACAACCATGAAGAAGCAACGAATCCAATTCTGGCTCGACCCAGTCCTCGCACAAACACTGCACCTCGGAAACTGGATCCTGCATGCACTGGCTGACCACAGTGGCTGCGAATCAAAAAACGAAGCCCGAAGGCAGGCGGTCATCAAGAGCCTCGAACGAAGGACCGGACTCGCCTGCAGGCTCACCTGGAACGGAGACGATGGATTGAGCCAAAGGTACAGAGCGACAATGACACGATCTGACAGATTCGGAGAGCACATCGTCACGAGCGGATCCGTTATAATCTACACCACCAAGGAGGACTAATCATGGCAAAGGACATCGAACTCAAAACGGGAATCGAAGAGTACATCAGCAGCCTCAACGAGGACGGACGCAAGAAGAGCACCGTCAAAACGGCAGGGAGATCCCTCGCACTCCTCGAGGCAGACCTCGGAGCCGCCAAGATCATCGACAAGATCATGCCGATGCACATCGCAGTATTCTTCAAGAGCGACGCAGCTCTGAACCAACCGACGAAGGACGGGACGAGGCCCAGGGCAGAAGCGAGCATCCTCCAGATCCGCCGAATCATCCGAAGCGCCCTCGTATGGTGGCACGAGAAAGGATACTGTGACACGATCCCGATCCCAAAGGAGGAGCGCCGGTTCCTCAGGGACGCCAACGACATCGACAAGAAGAAGGGAGTCAAGAAAACCGCCAAGAAGAAGGGGCGGAGCAACTGACCGACATCCTCATCCCTCTGGTTTGTTGTCGCTCAAAACAGTTGTCTTGGTGCCCACGTCCACTCCGGCGCCGGCTCACCAACGTCTTTATGGGGAACAGCGTCTGCGATATTCCAGTACGGCGGCCTTGGCCTGACCATCCTCTCTCCTTGTCGGTCCGGGAGGTACCTGGTGCACGCACTATTGCGAACGCAACTCCAGTCACCGTCTGTGGCATCTACGTCGATTCCAACCACTCGGCCAAACCCACGAGCCCTCTCTCTCCCGACATATCGAATGTTGTCTCTCAGCAGGCGCTCCACAAGCAACCTGTCCCCGACAGCAAAAGCTACCAAGGTATGGCAGAGCAGTACTGGCACAGGAACGTTCCACTCCTTCATGGTTCCGATCTGCGTGTTGACGGTGCCGGTTGTTCTCTCCAGTCGATTCATCTGCATCTTCCGCCTTCGATGGAAGCGAGTCTCAGCAAACTGCCCGTCAGGAAACAACGCCGATGCTCTCCACCCCCATGCTTTTGGGTCTTCGCTGTGCCATCTTTCCAGTGGAAGTATGATGTCTTCTGGCTGTTCGTCTCTTGTCAAGCTCTCGGAACGCTTACTGTCGGGCAGCATGCACCACACCAATAGCCCGTCCAGGTGTGTCGGGTTGTTCGTGTCGTGGCAGACTCCCGTCCCGTCGAATCGAAACGTTACCCTCATCGGCCCATAATGGTCGCTCATATCAGCCCCTCTGATTTCAGTTGTGCCCAGATTTTGGGGTAGTATCTTCTCAAATATTCGATGTCTCCAAATCGTTCACGGGTCGAATCCCACAGCCATGACACCCGAATTGAGTTCCTGTCCGCCCAGTCCGTCCGCGTGTACGCCGGGTGAAGCGGGAGATCGTGCTCGTCAATATAAGCGAAAACGTCAGCGGCAGACCATCGGCGCATTGGCCACCCAACCAGGCACCCCCACCTCTTCGACTGATACGTCGGACCCATCTTGCGAATGACCATTTTCCTCGTGTAGCTCTCCTGCTCACGAAGCCCAACGAGGTTGACCTCCATTCCCTCTGCCCGCAATAGCTCCCGTACGGGGTATATGATTGCGAGTTCGTCGGTACGCCTGGCTTTCTTCTCCGCTCCGAATCCTCCGAGTTTGCGCTTGATGTCAAGAGCCTTTCCTGTGGCGATAGCCAGCCTACACCCGAGACGAGCTGCCAAACTCCGAACGACGGCCTCTGACTCCGGAAGCTCCAAGCCCGAATCGTTCCAGACGAGGAGGGGCTTCACAGGCAATACGGTCACTGCGATGTGCGCCATTGCTGTGGAGTCCTTCCCCCCGGATACAGCGACCGCCACCCTGCCAGCATGCGCACCGATTGATTCAATGATACCGGAAGCGTCACTGATTGCGCTCTCATATCTGGCAGAAAATACGGCCCTGTAAATTGCGTCCTCGTTCACTCCCATGCATCACTGAATTCCTGGTCAGAGAACATCTCCGCAAGCCCGGTTATTTGCTTCAGCCTCAGCACTTCGTCTGGCTCCATGCCTAACTCTCTGCTGATCTTGTCGTTGTTCCAGTTTCTCCTGGCTAACTCCAGTACAATGTTCGACATTTCCTGGACCATGTGTTTCCCCCGCGCCCTGTTGTGTCGAATCGTCGATGCTATCCTGTCGGACTTCCCGTCTCTGTCCTGGCGGATCCTAGTGACGGGCAGATATCCAAGGGTCCCGGACCTGACAGATTCGATCTCCGTTCCCACTCTGAATCTGTGGAACCCGTCGATTACCTCGAACACATCCCCCTCCTCTTCGTTCGTGACGATCGGCTGCGTGAAGCCGTCTGACTCGATGCTGCGGACGAGCAGTTTCATTTCCGGTGGTGCGACCACATTCGGGTTGTAGTCATTGGCCATGACCCGCACCGACTTCACCCACAAGACACAGTCGACTGGCTGGTCGGAGAATGGGCCGGCAGCATGCAACCTCTTTTTCACCTGATTCGATGCCTCAATTTTCTCATCGTCAGACCACCCGGCCAATTCCGCAAGTCCAGCAAGGACTGAGTCAACCTTTGCCTGCTTCACATCGTCAAGTCCCATTCCTGCCTCCTTTTGTCCATCAGCCTTCGGTAGTTCTTCACTGCGTCCTTCGTGCTCGACGTCTGGGAAAAGCTCAGCCCCTTGCACCAGTAGTCGTTTCTCAGTAGAGCCTTGCATATTCTCCTCCATGATGGCTTTCTGTCGTACCCTGAAGCGTTTTCCTGGTTGGCCGGGAGCACATCCGGGATGCCGTCCGGGTATCCCCTGTCTGCCCACCACTTGATGAAGACCAACATCTTGTCTTCGTAGTGGCGTTTCATCGCCGGTGGCATCGAGCCGAGCAGCAGATACGCAAAGCTCTTCCATGTGTGATTCTCGGGCTTGGATATCTTCAGCCGGCCCAAAGCGTTCCCTGACTCCCTCGCATAGAGAGCCCCTTGGTTCGCTCCGTTGACTCGGGCTACCACCTTGGCCCATGTTTGCGGTTCGATTACGTGGAACAGCCACAGCCCCTTTCGTTGGTCATCGCCGTACGGCTGGCAGATCCGTTGCTGGTGAATGGTCAGCCCCGCCTGGTGCATGCGATCGTAAAGTCGATTGTATGGCCGTCGCTCTTTGTTGTTGTAAATCCAGATATCCCTGGTCCTCCAGTCGTAGATCGGGTAGACGTTGTACACGTTGTCGCTCACCTTCGTCGTGTATCCCCTCCCGTCCATCATCGTCTTCTTCGTGCTCTTGATCGTGCGCCACCGATTGAGGCTCTCGTCCGTCCTAATCCCGACCATGCACGCCGTAGACTTCCCTCCACCGAACCACTCACCGAACTTCGGGACGAACTCCTCGAACTCCATTCCTCTTCTGAAGAATGGGAAGAAATCCTCTTTCGTTATGGCGAGAGCTGGCGGCTTGCGAACCCAAATATCCTTCTGTTCCGGGTCCCAGCACAACCACCTGGGCTCGAATACTGACACTGCATTTCGGAGCAGGACGGGAAGGGAGACCCAGTACGGCTCGATTTCGTCCTGGTACAGATCGAAGCACTCCTCCACATGCTCTATCGTCAGCTCGTACTGCGCCTCAAGGTCAATGAACATCACCCCGAGCTTTCGTTTGCGCTTCCTGGCTTCGTCCATGGCCATGTGAAACATGACGCTGCTGTCTTTCCCGCCCGAGAAGGACACATAGACACGCTCGAAGTTATCGAAGGTCCATTCGATCCTTTGCCTGGCAGCGTCGAAGACGTTCATTCCAATGTATTTTTTCTGGGTCACCTGCTTTTCTCCCTGGCAGTAGATGTGAAACCAACCGATACAGCCCGGACTTCGCCAACGGATCCGACCATCTCTTGAACTCAATCCAGATGAGCGGGGGGCCACCGGCTAGATCGTCGATCGGTCCGCCCTGTAGCGCCGCCCGTGGAATGCCGGCGTCCATGAAATATCTCAGTCGAGAATAGATTTCGTTCGCTGGCGTTGGTCCATGAATGTCAACGACCTCCGTCTCGAAGGCGACCCTTGCCGACCCCTGATTGTTCACTGGGGCAACGAGGCACCCGTGCTTTTTGTAGCTGGTTGTTATATAGGCAGCCCACCTCTTCGTCGTTGGTGGGCAGAGAATCATCGATAGCGCTTCCGTTCTGTTGAGCAGCACGAGGGCATCCTCAGACACGATCCAGGACGACAACGACTCCTTTCCGTGCTTGAGAGCGAAGAACGCCCGGACCCCGATAGAGTCAGAGTCCGGAGCGGCAAAAACGCTCTGCGTTGTGAAGTTTTCCCCAATGCAATCCTTTCTCTGGATGCACTTCTGGCGGGTGCCGGTCAGGCAACAGACGTCTTCGTATGGTTCGTAGGGCAGCTCGACTCGGTTGCCCCGCCTTCCTGTGGCCAGTGCACCGTCGCTGAGTGCCGAGTAGAATAGATCAACGCAATTCATGTCAAATGTCCTCGTAGAAGTCAGGCGGAACAAGTGCCCCGAGACCCTCCAGGAAGAGCTTGATCTCGTCCGCATGCTCCTTCAGCCAGGTATCGTATGGGGCAGCGTCCAGGCTACCATCGAACTCGAACCTGACTTCTCCCAAACCCATGCGTCCCTGTGCGCCGAGCCTTCCGTACTTCCCGACCATCGACAGCGCCATTGCGAGAGCGGACCTTTCCAGCTCGCTGGCGTGGCTGTCAATGTCGATTCCACCATCAAGGATCGTCCCGACCTTCAATGCTTCTGCGTTGGCGATCATTCCTCCGTGTCCGCCCTCTATGACTTCCCTGTCTTCGTGCCGAGTCAAGAACGTCCAGGTCATAAGTTCGGACACGTCCATCTCTCCGGTGCCCCACTGTTTGCACCTGGGGCGGATGTCGGCTACCTGGATTCTCCCTGGGAGCACTCTGTTCCCGAGCGCACACCCCAGAAGAGACAGTCCAGGAAGCATGCCACGGAGTCTCCGGAGACCTTCTGTTTTGATCGCCCCGTTCTTCCCGAGGAGCTTGCCGAGTGATTTGCTGCTGGCTGCATTCCTCTCCTCGAGAGCGCCTCCGGAATACAGCACCTGGAAGAACCATGGCACGACCGCTGGCTTGTTCCTGGACACCGGCAAATGGATGGAGTCCAAGAAGTGGTCTGCCAGCAGGTCACGCATGTATCCACGGAGAGCATTCCCTCCGTAGTACGGAAGAGAGTCCACTCTTCCATCCTCTGTCAGGATGTCCATTCGTCTGAAGATCGTAGCGTTCCCTGCCTTGTGGTCGTCACCATGGACCAACGGAGACAGGCACTCGACTTTGATCGGGACCTCATATTCAATTCGCTTCGGAGCCGTCCCGTGTCCGCTGTGGATGTCTCCAAGGTCTATTCCTTCCAAGCTCTCCATTCGCAACGCATCATCCTTCAGATTTGCGATCATAGCGGAAAGTCTCGAGTGCTCACGAAGCCACTTCTGGACGGATGCAGCTTCTGGGTCACGGCAGGCATTCAGAAATTCAGTCACAGCCTTCGGTCGGATTGTCCCCATTTGAACTTCCATTGAGGTACAGAGGGTCTCCATGCACGACACGAGCCCGTCAGACGTTGCGGCTTTTCGCAGCCTGTCTGCGAACACATCGATGTGATGTCGGCTCGTTTTGAGCGTGGAAGACTCTGCTATTTCGTGAAGCAGGTTGAAGGTATTCGCTACAAGTCTATTCATCGCCTCTCCTTGTCGTTCGTTGCTGTCGTTCGATCTGCCAGCCATGCGGAGAATTCCTCAAGCGTCCTGAACGTGGTTGCAATCTCTCCGTTTTCCGCTGCCTTTAGTTGCCGCTCCAGTTCTTCGTCGCTGAGAGCCAGAAGGCTCTCTACTGTCAAACCGAGTGCTTCGCCCAGTGTTTTGCTCACCACTTCCCCTTCGGCTCCTCATCAAAATGTGTGTCAACCGGCTTCGTCTGGATTTTTCACCGCCCCATTGAGGGCTTCCTTTCGTCCCATGAAGTCAACGAAAGAGAGCCCGGCGCAGTCGGCCAACTCCCGCAACAGTGACTCCGTGCAATTCGCACGCATGGCCCCCCTGTAGATCCTCATGTA